AAGTTCAACGCCCGGATGGTGAAACTGGTAGACACAAGGGACTTAAAATCCCTCGGCCATTGCGGCCGTGCCGGTTCGATTCCGGCTCCGGGCACCATTACAACCCCCATGAATACTGGCCTCCGGCCGACTGCCTTCAACCTAAAACCCCCAAAAACACCTGGTGTCACCAGCGTGTCACTGTTTTTACTTAAATCGCTCTAACCTATTGAATTTAATGGGTTATATCGGAATTCTTGAAAATCTTGCTTTTTCAGTTGTGTCACAAGTGGTGTCACTGCTGACGCCTCATGAACCCGCATGACCAAGCGGATTTTGCCCGCTCAGCCTCCAAGCCAATTGCACCGTATACGACATCTTTTGCACTTTGTGCATTACCGAATGACCACAAAGTGTCCACAGTTGGCGCGGCCTGGCGTCTGTATATTGCACAGAATCTCATTGCACACTTTTTTGCTAAAAACGGCAGCGAAGAGGGTGGGAGGAGTGATTTTTTGTGGGCATTTGGATTTTTGCTGGAGTACGCTGCAGGAGCGAAAAGCCCCGGCTTTACCGGGGCTGTGGGTTGATGTTGGCTTTAGTGCGCCAGGCGCAGTTGGCCAGGGTGGGGCAGTAGGGTGTGCTGCAGCGGCGCTGCTGGTCTGCCGTTGTTCCAGTGATCGATCGGGGCGCTGCATAGGCAGCTGCGGCACTCGACGGTGATCAGTTGGCCAGCCAGCCTGGATGGGCGTTTGTAGACCACCAGGTGGTTGCCGTCACAGATGGGGCAGTGCTCCAGGATTCGTTGCTGGTTCATTCCTGGCCCTCCCGATCGAATTCTTCCATCAGCTTCAGTACATGTCGGGCTTTGGTGCTCTCCTCGTTGGTCATGCCAACCAGGGCACGGCAGTGGCCAAGCAGGAACGACAGGCCGGACCATTCGTTGGTGCTGAGGATTAGGTCGCTGTTGAACTCGCCGGTGATGCCTTCTAAGAACATCAGGATGCTCTCAGCGCGGTTAGCGCCTTCTTCGGCGTTGGAGGGAAGGTCGAGGTTGCTGATTTCGCAGAGGGTGTAGCTGTTACCGCTGTCGTCTACGGCATCGAGCATCAGGCCAGCTTGCAGCCATTTACCTTGTTGAGTGTTGAGGCGGATCTCACTCATTGTAGTGCTCCTTTTGTCGGTGGTTTATTCCGCCGTTCCCGGTTCGAATCGGGGTGGCGGAACCGTGCGGGTTCGAACTACCGGACAAAGAAGCAAACCGGCGCGCCCTAAGGCGCCCCGCACGGCCCGCCATAGTATGGCTGGGCCAACCGCTGGGCACAAAAAAACCGCCAGCGGCGGTCTTGCCGCTCTTTGTTATCCGGGGTTCGAATCCCGGCGCTGGATTTTGCCAGCGCGTAGACACCATAGCTCTGTGGCGGGTTAAAGACAATAGGTTGCTGGGGCTGTGTTTTTTGGTTTTAAAAAAGAGGGTGGGTAAGGGTAAGCCGTGCGGGTGAAACGTCCGGATGCAGAAGCGATGCCGGTTCGACTCGTCTCGAAGGCGCGCCCGCACGGCCTGGGGTAGTATGGCTGGGTTTGCAGGGAGGGCAATAGGAGCTTAAAAAGAGCTGCCTAGTTTAGCTTCAATCTCATCAATCACTTTATCGAAATACCATTCAAGAGCAGATAGCTTATGTCGCAGTTCGGCTAGTTTATCGGCGATAAATTTTGCGTTTTCAATAGCGAATTCATCAATAAGAGCATCTGCCATTTCGTATCTGTACTGATTTTCAAAATGGTTAAGTAGTATAGAAAAACTGTCGAACCCACTTTCGTCCGATAATATTGAAGCCATGTGATCGTATATTCTACCGGTATACTCTCTTGCCCATTTTATATCGGTGCTGATTAAGTAGATATTCAAGGTGCTAACAATCTCATCGATATCAACTATTGCTAATTTGCTTCTGATTTTTCCTTCAGTTCTCTTAACTAGTGATATGTATTCCTTACTGCTATCACCCTTATCTAATAACGAGGTTCTAGGCGAATAGCCAAATTCGTTAAAATCCAATTCGCAAAGGCTAAGTACTTTTTCAAATTTTCTAACCCTGGAGACTTGTTTGGTTAGGTAAGAAAAAGCATCTTTTTTCACCTTCCAGTGTTCTGTTTTTCTCCACGTTCTGTGTGCGTAGAAGGCCGCAACAACCAGCGCTGCACCTGTCACCATATTGAAGAATTCGGGACCGCTGACGCCTGGTTCTGAGAAGTAAAGAATGCCCAGTATGAGTACGACCAGAAACAGGGTGGTGGCACCGAGATATTTCATGAATGGGCTTCCTGTGGTCGATGGGTTTAATTAGATCGTTATCAATCTATACCCAATAAATGCTTCAATAAATTGGCACATTCATCCACCAGATCGGCCGGGGCTTTTTCGATGAGGCTGGCGCGGCGGGCTTGCCAGTCGAGGGTGCGCAGTTGGGTGGGGACCAGGTAACCGCTGGTGGATGAGCTCATCACTTGTGGGTGCAGGATGGCCGGTTTTTTCTCGGTACTGGTGATGGGTATCACACAAGCTTGGCCCAGTTGGTTCATGGCGTCGACTGAGATCACCAGAGCCGACCTGCGTTTTTGGATTTCCTTGCCTGCGGATGGATCGAAGTCCAGGGCGATGATGTCACCGCGTTGTGGGATGTAGGCCACTTAGAGGATCTCCCGTCCAACTGGTGCTGCATCGGTAAAATCGCGGATGTCGTCGGGAATGCTTAGGTCGGCATCGCCCAGGGCGGCCAACACGTCTTCGCGGCTGGGGAGCTGACGGGTGCGGACTAACTCGATGCGGCCATGCTCAACGGTCATGGAAAACTCGGTGCCAAGCTCGACACCTAGTTCTTTCAGGGCAGCGGCGGGGACCGGCAAGACCTGCGCGTTGCCGGATTTACGTAGTTTGGTCGTCAGCTTCATCATATTGCTAGCCCTCGCTTTACGGTGTAATACAAATGTATTACTTGGCGTGAGCTTCGTCAATCACAAAATTCAAAAATTGGGGGAGCATCAACTAGAGGTGTGAAGTCATACATTCATAGATCTCGAAATTTGTTTTTGTTTATACATGAACAGTTATTGTCCTCGGAAATCATCGCTCTATCTCTGAAATTGAAATTTCAATGCTTCTAGCAATTGAGGGAATTGATTTTTTAACTTCTTCTGCTTTTTCTATATATTGTTTAAAATGCTTCGCCAATTTTTTTAACCTATCTATAACCATAGGTTTAGGGTCGTTGATAAGTTTTAACTGCGAAATTTCATGCCTGATTGATATATTTGAATAATCTCCAAATGGCCGACTATCGCTATCTCGAAGAGTCAAAATTATTTTATAGCGAACTTCGTTAGTGAATTTATTTGCCCAAGTTATGTCGATAGCACTCAGGCAGCTTTTAAGGTTTTTTGTTAAACGATTTGGAGTTGTTTCGACTTTTTCTTTAAGTGAATTTTCGATATCTGATAGTTCGTTGATTACATAGGTTTTGTAATCTGTGTATTCCTCAGGCATTAATAGATCAACTGTGAACTCTTGAATTCTACTATATATGTCAGATAGGATGACTTGTGAATCATCGATTTGGTTTTCGTACTCATAAAGAATTAGAAACGCTTCTTTCTTCACTTTCCAGTGCTCAGTTTTTTTCCATGTTCTTAGTGCAACTAATGCAATCGTGACTAGTGCTAAACCTTCGGCAATATTAAATAATAAGGCAGCATCCATTTGCATTGGTGCAGCCAACATCGTTCCAACAAACAAAATGGCAAGTACTAGATAATACCCGCCATTGGTAACCAAGAAATCACAAACTTTAGAACAAACCCGACGGATCATTTTCCACATCCCAGTTAAAAATCAGCACTTCACCACGATCAACATTATTTTTCCCTCCACCCACTGTATACCGTATCTCCGTACTCTCAATATGAAACCGCCCAAACACCTGCCGCACATCCGGGTGGTCGTTCAGGCTCACAATGGCCTTGCCTTTGATGGTAGCCAGTAGCACGGCCATTTCCTCGTATTGCTCCCAGCCGAAGCCGACACCGTAGCCTGCGGTTTCCCAGTAGGGTGGATCCAGGTAGAAAAAGCTGTGCTCGCGGTCGTAGCGTTTGATGACATCCTGCCAACTCAGGTTTTCGATGTATACCTGGCTTAGGCGCAAGTGTGCCGCCGATAGCTGCTCCTCGATGCGCAGTAGGTTTAAGCCCGGCGGTGCCGTTGTGGCTGTGCCGAACGATTGGCCGGATACCTTGCCGCCGAACGCCAGGTGCTGCAGGTAGTAGAACCTGGCAGCGCGTTGGATGTCGGTTAGGGTTTCCGGGCGGGTCATCTTTTGCCACTCGAACACCTGGCGGCTTGATAGTGCCCATTTGAATTGCCGCACGAATTCTTCGAGGTGGTGCTGCACCACTCGGTACAGGTTCACCAGGTCCCCATTGATGTCGTTGAGTACTTCCACCTGGGCAGGTTGTGGCCGCATGAAAAACAGCGCGGCACCGCCTGCGAAGGGTTCGACGTAGCACTCATGGGGTGGGAAGAAAGGCAGGATGCGGTCGACCAGGCGGCGTTTGCCGCCCATCCAGGGAATGATGGGTTTAGTCATGTCAGGTCCGATTAGATCAGAGTAGAGAGGGTGGTTTTGAGTGTGGTCAGTTTGGTGGCAGCACTGACGAAGCTGGCCGCATTGATCGGCGGCGTGCTTGGTGTTCCGGGTGACGTACATCCGACCGTCATGGTCGAAATCGCGTTCAGCGCTGTGGTTAATTCGCCGATCAGATCAGCGAGCAATTGCAAAACGTTGGTGGTGCCATTACCCAGTTCGACCTTGCTGCCTATCAACTGCAACTGACCGGTCGCCTTGTCCCGAATATCCCCAGCCGCGCTGCGTGTGGCGTGTTCGGCCGTTGCCTGGTTGATGCTACCCATGGCCAGCAGGTTCAGTACCGACAGGCTCAACTGATGAATGGCGCCGGCCTCGATGCGCTTGGTGCCGTCGATGTCTTCCGTGGAGTGTTCGCGCACGCGGCGGATCTCGTTTCCGATCGACTGCAGCACCTGATCGATGTCCTGGGTCAGTTGGTGCGCCTGGTCGTGGATGCCCGCGTGGGTGGTTCGCTGCCAGTTGCCGGCGGCGTCGACGCGTTGGCTGACGCCTTCGGCTTGTTGCCAGGCCATGTCGGCGCTGTTTAACCAGGGCAGGGCTTGCCGATCGCCCAGGATGGAACGCACGAACGGCCGTTCCGGGTTGCCGTTCAACCAGGCCAGTTCTACCACGGTGCCCGCCGGCGGCAGTGCAAAAAAGCCGCGCTCATCGCCACCGCCTTGAACACTCACCGGAACCGCATCGAGGCGGATGGTGGTCTGTTGGTAGTCGTGATCGAGCAGCACCACATCGACGGCCAGGCGTGGCCGGAATCCATCGCTGACGCCGCCTTTTGCTGGCGCGTCGGGAATGGCCAGCACTTCAGCCGCGATCGGTAAGTGGTAGCCAGCGGCCAGCTCTGGGAATTCGCGCAATATCTGTTTGCGAAGCGCACTCATTAGATCACCGCCTTTAGTCGGTCGACCCAGGTGTCGTTGGTCCATTGCAGCCGCATTTCGATGCCACTGATTTCCACTTGGGTAATTACCCAGCGTTGCCCGCCGTGCTCGATGTGCACACCGGGGCGCAGGCGTGGAATCAGGGGCAAAGTGCCACCGGTGACGGTGTTGGATTTGAACAGGTTGGCGGGCAGCGACAGGCTGCGGGATCCGGGCAGCGACTGTTCCAGCTCACCGACAAACACCTGGCCATCGCTTTGCTGTAACCACACGCCGCGCTGAACCTTCCAAACCTGCAGCAGACGATCAAGCGCCATGTAGCCGCCGCCGATGTGTTGAAAACGCGGGCTGATATCGTTCACCCAGGGCCGGTTTGGCAGTACGAATTGCAGGCCGGTCTCTAGGCTGATCGCAGACAGCACTTGCGCCGGGGTGCAGTGCCGAACGTTCAGCGCCAGGCGTCGGTTCATGGTGGCTGCCAGCTCACGCGCCAGTACCTGGTAAACGCCGGCGCGGATCTCCGTCACCGCCTCGGCGTAGCCATAAAACAGGCGACACATCGGCCCGTCATCGGTGCCTGCGTTGATCTCAACCAACGCGCCCGGTTGAGGTAGGTCACCGCTGAACGTGATTAAGGCCCGACCCGGCGCAAACAGATCGAGGCGGATCTGATCGTTGATCAGCTCGCAGGTCTCGCCGTTGATGTGCAGCTGCTTAGGAATTTTCATTAGGTGCCAGTGCCGCGTCGACGCGCTTCAGTACGTTGTAGATCATTCCGTGTTGCTGGTTGGCCTGTTCGAAGGCGTCATCACCAACGATCGATTGCCCAGCGGCGGAATCACCCACGGCCACCGATGCATCGAATGCTCGAGCTTCGTTCGCCTCGGCGATGCTGTTCACCTGGTGCAGCGAAAAAGTCACGTTCCAGGCGTTGTATTCCTTCATCTTGCGCACGTTGAAATCGCCGTCGAATTTCACCTGGCGGATGTCCGCCGCGTCGGCGGTTTCGTCGGTGATGTTGTACACCTGGCGTGCGCCGCTAGCGGTAGTGGCCTCGGCTACCTGGATCAACTGCCGCAGGTGTTCCACTTTGGCAAAGGGCAGTACTCCGGCGATGCTCAGTTGCTTTGGCTTGGTGCCGGTATTCACCGAATCGGTCGAGCTGGTATTGCCGCCGACCTTTTGGTTCGACAGCGACAATTTCAGCGAGACCAGCAGCTCGGAAAAATCCAACTCGAACAGGGTGTCGTCGTGTTCCAGGATCATCAGCTCAGCGCCTCATGAATGGGTTGCACCGCGTCCATTGTTCCACCCAAAGCCACCACCAAGGTCCAGGGCGCATTGCTGTCCGGTACCGGGTTGTCTGCCAGCTGAGCGGCCAGGAATTCACCCTGTAGGTGCAGCACCTGAACCGTGGCACCAGTCAGCGTCTGGGCTTCGTTTAACCGTTGGCGAAGGTCGGCCAGGCGTTGCTGGCGGCGCTCATTAAAATCGGCCAGCTGCACCACCGGGTTGGTGTCGGTCGCCAGTGCCTCGCTGTAAGCCAGGTTCTGTTGCACTGCCGCCAGGTCGCTCAAGGCTGGCCACTGGTTGGCTTGGGTTTGGGTGACCAATGGTGATGCCGCCGCAATAAACAGCTTGTCGGTATCGTGTGTGGCCAGGGCCATCGCATGACGTTTGCAGCGCTGAATTTCCGGTAACGCCAGGGCGGTTTCGGCCTGCTGCAATGCCAGCACCCAATCTTCCAGCTGGGCACCGGTGATCACCAATACCAGGCAGGCTTGCCAGTCCTGGTGTTCCAGTGCGATTTGCAGCTGTGCCAGAGCCGTCGATGGCGACAGCTGCCGCGCCAGGCTGCGTTTGTTGCCGCCATTGCCATGCTGCCAGGGGTCGAAGGATAGGCAGTGCAGCTGCTGCGCATACGCCGACAGCGCATTGCGGCGCTGGGCGTCCTGTTCAGCATCGGCGGCTAATTCACTGGCCTCGGCCAGCGCAACTGGCAGCGTCGAACCAGCCAACGCGGCAACCAGACTGCTGTTAAACAAGTGATCAAAAGCCGCCGCCGGTAAGCCAAAAGAAAGGTCGCGCCACATGCGTGCTACTCGCCTGTTTCGCTGGGTTCTTCGGGCGCTTCCGGCTCCGGCTCTGGTTCCGGTACCGGCTCGTTTTCTTCCCAGGCTGCGACCAGCTGTTGAACATAATCAGGGGGTTCGGATGTCACGCTGTTGGTCAGGTTGATGAATTCAACCTCGGTGTAAGTCGTGTAAACCTGAACGGCGTAGATGTTGGCCGGTACCGTAGCGGGTACTTCTGGAATCTCTCGGGATTCACCATTGATGATGACCTGGTGACCATGATCGTCGTCGCGGACAAAAGTGAGTCGCATCAGTTGCTCCTTGTCAGTGGTTGGGTGGACGCCTGGGCCAGCAGTTGCTGGCTGTTGTTGTTGGCCTTCACCATTTCATTACGGAAACTCTCAACAGCGGCGGCAGTGGCGCGTTGCTGTTGGCTGTTTTCGATCAACAACAGGGGTTGCCAAACCGTGGCGCAGTCACACTCATCGACGGGTTCGCCGGTTTGCGGGTGAGTGCCACGAATGTGTACCCAAAACATGCAATCGTCTTCGATACAGGGCTTGCGCAACATTGGGCACAGTTTGGGTTTGGTGCGTGTCTTAGGCATCACTCTTTCACCGCAATGATCAGATCGACATAGGCCACGTCGAGGTTGAAGGTGTGGGCGTGATTGGGCACCGAGCTGGAACTGGCTCCATGGCTGTGTGATGACCCACCGCCTGAAGAGTGGACGCCATAAGAGCTACCCGCAGAAACTGATGATGGGTTACTACCAGACCCAGTAAGGCTGTTGCGTGATCCACCGGATGAACTGCTGCGCACACCACCCAGCGTATGCGCATGGTTAGGCATCTGGCTGCCACTAAGGGTGTGGTTATTCACCGATATGGAATGGCTGTGACCACCGTTTTCAGATGTGCTCTTGGATGAGTTCAGAGCCTGGGTAAAACCATTGGATCCGCCCGAATTTGCACTGCCTGAAACGACACGCAGCGCTTTGTTGTCATGATCGGTCGACTTAACCCAACCGGTCGGCGCATTGCTCTGCTGAAATAACATGCGCGTGCCGGCTGGGATGTAGTCGGTATTGCGCACGTTGCCCAGGCGGTGTTTCAGCGCCGCCGGGGAGACGGCCACGTTGTCGAGGTCGCCAGTCACCGTTTCTTGGTTGGTCGCAATACGCAGAAAACCCGCCTGCACCTTGGTCGCATACTTCAGGTTGCCGGGGTGCCAGCTTTCCAGGCTTTCGCCAACGGCACTGCGCAGATCGGTCACTTCGTTGGTGTCTTCAATCTGAGCGATCGGAATTAAAAAGTGCTGAACGTTGCCGTCCGTGTAATCGACCAGGTCGTCACCAACGCACACCTCGAAGGTGTTGGTGATTGATGCCATGTCGACTGATTGATACACATCGAGCCAAACCTTGGCGGGCAGCAAACCAGTAGAGAAGGGCACAGCTTCGGCCGAGTGAATGGGCAAACCAGCCAGAACCGCTTCGCCAGGTGTTAACGCCCATCCTTCACCTCCCAAAGTTGGCAGGAAGGCATCGCCCTGAAACAACGACCGGCCATAGGTGGTTTGCGTGACCTGGCGCAGGTGTTCATCCATCGAACGCAAGCGGGCGGTGTAGTCAATCTGCCAACTTTCAGCGTTGATGTTGATGCCAGTCAGGTCCGCCGCCGCGTTGAATTCCAGGGCGAAATTTTTGGTCACCACGTTTCCCAGTTCGATGCCGACCGTGGCGCGTTTTTCTTGTTCCGGCACGTAGGCGATGGCCACCAGAGTGTCGTGCTCGCTGCTCCACAAGCCGAACCAGTTGAACATCCAGGTGCCCACGTCGCTGCCGAGCACACATGAATAGACCACGGTGTCGTTGTCGACTGCGCCAATCTGAGTCAGCGCCATGTCGGCCACTTCATTGGTTGTTGGCCGTGTTTCTGAACGATCGACGGCCGTGTTCGGGTCTAGCCCATCGATGTAGGCGAAAATCATCCGGTCGATGATTAAGGGTTGGCCGGCGGCTTGAAGGCCGGCCATTAACTGTTCTCCAGCCAGGGTAATGGCAGGCATGTCAGATCCTCGCAGTCAGGTTTTGCGACTCGTTGGAAAAATGGTTGGGGCGCACGGCTACCGATGTCACTGCAAAGCTGGTCAGCTCGTAACGGCGGCAGGTGATGGCGTAAGACTTCAGCACCACATCGACCAGCTTGGGGTATTGGCTCAGGGTCAACTCGGTAATGGTTAAGCGAATAACGTCCCAATCCCGGTCTTCCAGGCGTTCTTCAATGACCAGCGGCCCCAACCCCATGCGCTGCCAAATGGCGTGCAGTCCGGCGGTCGATCCGGCATCGAGCACGTTCTGTTCGGCGAATTTCACGCGCTTGCGGTAGAGCCATTCCGGTTCGCCTTCAAAGCGCTCGATGTCCCGTTGCCAGGCGAGCAGATCGACGATGGCCAGGCTGGCGGTGTCGACCTCGATCTGATCCATGGGCCAGGCAATCCAGGCTTTCACTTGCTGGTACCAGCGATTCAGGAATCGGGTGTATTTCTGCAGCTCACCGGCGGACAGCCAAAACGGAGGTTTGATCGGTTTCCAATCCATCAGGACGGCACCTCTTGCACGGTCAACGTCAGCGACTGAATGCGCGGAATATTCCAGCCGTTTTGAATGTCGCTTTGCCCCCATTCGATCGACAGCAGGCCGCTTTGCCGATCCAAGATTTCAGCCGTGAGCACGCCAAAGCTGAATCGTTTCGTCGGCCAGGTTTGGGTCAGCGTATAGGCGGCGTTTTCGCGGAAGGCACAGCGCACCATCTGTTCGACGTTGGACAGAATCTCGGCCTGGGTCGCTACGCTGGTACCACGGCCAACCCATAAGGTGCCGACCAGGTCGTGCTGGGTTTCCGGCATGGGTTTCACCTGGAAGTCGTCGCCCAGGCCATGGAAGCCTTGGTCTGCGATGTAGCGGTTGATGTCAGCGATGATGCTCTGCGACGCGGTGCCCACGTCGAACAGAATCAACCCATCGGCACTGCCAGGGCCGCGAGGTGCTTTGGTTTCATCAACAAAAATGCGGTCGATATCGATGCCACTGAACTCGCTGACCAGCGACTTGTAAGCCGCGTTAACGTGGTAGCTGGCCAGCGATGAAAAGCGTGCACGGATCCGCAGTCTGTAGTCGTCATCGGTTTCGACATTAGAGCCAGGGCGGGTCAGCCAATCGGCGTTGTTGGTGATTTGGGTGATGCCGGGGATCGGTTGTGCCAGCTTGACGTAATAGTTCGCCGCCAGGTTGTAAGCGTCACCGGTGCCGAGTGCTTCGACGGGAATGGCAATCTGGCTGTCGGCTGCTGAAAAAACACCCGGCGCTGTCGTCTTAACTTTGTACACGGTGCCGTTGATTGGCGCGGTCTCAATGACGGTGCCCGCCGCAATCGTCTGGCTGGTACCGGTACTGGCGCGGCTGAACAGGATCACGCCCTGTGCCTTGGTGGCAGCTTTGCGGATAACGCCTCGACTCCAGCCGTGCATGTCCAAATAGATGCCGCCCGCTGTTTTTACGAACAGGGCGGGCAGTACCTGGGTGATCAGGTATTCAATCAGCCATTGAACTGGGATCACGGCAATGGCTTTTAGCCAGCGCCACCAGGCCGATTGTTCACCGGGGTTTTTGAACGCCAGTCCTTCGTCGTCAGCCATGGCTTCAAACCGCGCCTTCAACTCGGCTTCGGTGATGGGAATGCCGGCGGCCTGCATACTATTGGCAAACGCCTGTTGTTCGGGGGTGAGGTTGTCCAGGCTCATTGGCTGATTCCCAGGGTGATGGGTCCGAATTCAGAGGAAGCGACGATCACCAGCTGGCCGGGTTCGGTCTCGGTGATCTGACTGCTACCGGGTTTGATGCGTGGGTCGGCCTCGATGCGCATGCGGATTTTTTTAAAGATCAGCTTGCGGTAGTCGCGGTTGCGCTCACCGATCAGGTCGATCAGCAAACTGGAATCCAGCAGGCCATGACGAATGTCCTGGGCGATCACTTCCCGGTCGTGGACGAACACCGGCATACCGGCGCTGTCCAGCTCCAGGTCGTTGTCGGTAATCTTTAAATCGGTGTAGGTGGTCATCGCATCAGCCTCCGTTCAGCGCCGCCCAGGCTTCCATGTCTTCCGGGCGCATGCCGCCTTCGGCATTGATGTGAACGTCGCCGTATTGCGTGCCGGCGGCGCTGCGCAGCTGTTGCGCGTTCAGCTGGTTGCCACTGGCGGCTGTGCGCACCTGGTTGTGTTCCAGGGTGGGCAGATCGTCAACGTTGGCCCACGACGGTGCCGTCGCATCGGGCGCATCGGCTGAACCCACATCAAAACTGAAGGAATCGAAGCCCAGCCATTCGGCGACCTTGCCCAGGGCGCCGATCAGCGTGCGGATAAAACTCATGATGCCCTGGCCGATCGATGAGTCGGCGAAAGCGGTGTACAGCTTGCTCCACCAACCCAGGGTGTGGCCGATCCACATCACCAAGCCGCTCAGCAGCGTGATAACGACGCCGATCGGGTTGGCTCGCATGGCGAAGTTCAGCGCGATCACAGCCCCGCGCATCACCCACATGCTGGCGCTGACGGCGAGCATGATGCCGCGCCCGATCAACATCACGCCGCTCCAGGCAACCATCGCCAGGCGTCCAAACCCCATCAGCATGGTGATCACACTGGTGGCCGCACTCAGGCCTAGAATGCCCAGCGTTGCCAGACCAACCCAGCGCGTGATGTTGGGGAATTCCTCGGTCCAACTGGCGACGGTACCCAGGCCACCCGAGAGAGTGCTAAGCAGATCATTCACGGTCGGCAGTAAGGCTTCGCCAAACTTGATGCGCAGCGCTTCGGTGGTTGCCGTGAACTGTTCCCAGGGATCGACCATCGCCTTGGCCATGTCTTCGGCGTTTTTCATGCCGTTGATGCGGCCGAGCTTGTCGATGTTCTCGGCCAGGCCACCTGTGTCGTTCATCAGCAGCTTGATCAGGTCGACCGCTTCCTTGGTGCCGAACGCCTCTTTGAGCTGCAGGCTTTCCATTTCATCAAAGGTACTGCCGAACCGGCCCTGCAGCTGTTCGAGGATCTGCACCATGGGCAGCAACCGGCCTTGGCTGTCGGTGAATTGCAGCCCCAGTTCCTGCTGGGCTTTGCCAGCAGACGCCAGGAAGGCGCTGTATTTGGTCCCGGCTTCGCTGCCGCTCATGGTGGCCTGCAGCTGGCCGAGAATGGCCATCTGTTCATTGGCGGAAACACCGGCGGACGTGGCACTGGCACCGAGCGAGGTGAAGGCGCTCGACATTTCCGAACCGGTGGTTTTGAACATTTGAACGGCTGCGGCCGTCTGGCCGGTGAGTTGCGTTACCCATTCCGCCCGGCCCATGGCATCGGCCTGGTTCTTAAAGATGCCGTACATGGTGCCCATGTAGCTGGTCACGGTAGCGGCATCGGCCTTGGTGCCCTTAGCCAGCACGTTCGAGGCTTCCGTGAACTGAGTCAGTTCCCGGTCAGTCAGCCCGCCAATGGCGCTCTGGATGTCGTAGCTCGACTTCACAAAGTCCGTGGCGCTTTCGCCGTATTGCATCGAGAAATTCAGCGCGGTTTTTTCCAGCTGCTGCAGCGCGCTGTCGGCCACACCCAGGCTGCGAACTTCACCCAGGGCGCGTTGCATCTCATACACCGGGGCCATGAAACTTTTGATGGCGAACACTGAACCGGCCAACCCAAAGGCACCATCACGCACCGCACCGAAACCGGCCTGGGCGTTTTGCTTCATGCCCGCCATGGTTCGGTTGATACCTTTCACCTGCGGGCTGACCATGTCTTTCATGCCAACGGTGAACATCAGTTTTTCGAGTGCGGTGGTGTTCATTGGGTAACGCCATCAACCTATTTTTTGGGGAACGCCTGCACGATGCCTTTCTGCACCGCGCTTGCGATCGCATCGACTAAGTCGCCATACAACCAGGTGGCCTGGCCGAGCGTGGTTTCGTCCGGGTCGTCGTCATCGAAAAACAAACGGGCCAGCACAATCGCCTGATTCAGACCGTTATCGCGCAGGCCCGAGACGACCCGCTCTATTTTTTTACCTTCAGCTCGATGGCCGGCTGGAATTCACTGGAAACAAGCTGCGCCAGTTCGATGGCCATGCCTTGATCGCACAGTGTGTTCACGGCGTCGCGGTGTTCTTCATCGACGCACTTGTTCAGAAAGTTCACGCTGGGCGCTACCTTGTTGTTCGGCATGAACTCGTTTTGGAACTGAGTGAATTCCGTCAGGCCGACTTTAAATTTCAGTTCGTCTTCACCCGCTTCGATGGTGACGTTGGTTTTTGGGTTGGTAGTTGCGCTCATCTTGGTTACCCCTTAAAGGCTTGTTGAATGCCCAGCCACACGACGGTGGCCAAGCTGGAAAGAGCAGTCATAATGACGCCGCGTTTTACCCAGCGGGCCACGGCTTCACTGCTTTCTCGTTGGCGTCGCAAAAACGCCAGATCTTTTTGAACGTCCAGCGCGTTGTCCGAATCAATACCCAACTGAAGCAGAATGCTTTTGGTCGATTCTTCCATGGCGGTTTTCACCAACGCTTTGACCTCGTTTTCCGTTAGGTCCGTCACGCTGCTGTCCCCATAGCCTTTTCAGCCGTCCGAAGGGTGCTCATGCCGAGCAGAGCCAACACCAATTCAAACAAGCCGTCAGCCGCCACCGGATAGGGCGGAATTTCGATCCAGCCGCCGTTGTGAATGGCAACCACCCAGATCCCGGGCGCGACGATGAACTTGGGCACATAAAAGAACGCCAGGGCCACACCACAAACCCAACCGATGAACGGTCGCCAACCCGCGACCAAAATGCTGCGGTGCGCCGCTTCGATTTTGTTCAGCTCAACCTGTAAGCGACCCGGTTCCTGACGCAGTTTTTCCATCAACGCTTTGGCTGCGTTGCGTTCTTCATCGCTGGTGATGACTTTGTCGAGTGCATCGCCAATGGCGTCGACTAACTTGGCGCCGCCGCCACTGAGTAGATTTTTAAGAATGCCCATGGTCATCACCCCAAACGTGCTTCAGAAAGGCGCGGTGGTATTGCTCCGGCGTCGCCTTACCCAGGTAAGTGTTCCAGTGTTTTTTGGCGTACTCGGCCAGGCCGTCCAGGTCGTCAGCTTCGGGCAGTGGCTCGGGTTTGCTGACCAGGTAGACGCGGGCAATGGCAGCGGCGAAGTCGGCATCAAACACCAGGCGTTCTTCGCGCAGGTTGCGCGGGATTGATGGGAACCGGCCGCTGCGTTCCAGGTATTCGAGCACCGCGCGATAAGTTGGCGGCTCCATCTGGAAGACGCCCAGCGCCGGGCCATTCACCTGTTTGCAGTAGGTGAAGCCACCGCTTTCGTGGGCGGCGATCATCAGCAGCAAGCGCACCGCAGCTTCTGAATCGGGCAGCTGGTAGCGGGTCAGGGCGCGTTCGATGATGCCGCGCAGGGATAAACCAAAACGGGTCATGGTTAGGGTCTCCGTTAGAGCAGGCGAAACTCAGAGTCGCGCAGGTAAGGGGTGCCGTTGATCCAGACAAAGTTCGGGTCGGTCACTTCATACGACAGCGTGACCGTGCTCTTGTCGGTACTGTTCGGATCGACGTTCATCACATCGGTGATCTTCAACTTGCAGCCGTGCGCGCGAACGTGCATTAGCTCTGGGCCAACGGTATTGGCTCCGGCGGCATAGGCATCGATCGGGAAGGCGGGCAGATCGCGCCAGGAACCGGCCACGCGGGCAGCGGCACCGATCAACTGGAAGTTGGCGATGTCGAGCGTGATGTCGCCACTGGCGGCCACGTCGCCTTCCAGCCAGCCGTTAGGCACGCCTTTTTGTTTGGCGGTGGTTGAGTTGTCCTCGATGCTCAAGGTGAACGACTCCACATGGATCATGAAGCCCATCAGGCGCACGTCGAACGATTTTCCATTGATGCGGTTCATCAAAACTCCTTCGGCTTAACCCAGCCGGTTCAGGTCCAGCGCGATGTGGGCGCCAATTTTTTTCGGGCTGTTAACAGGGGCGGCCAGCAGGTACAGATCGACGCTTCCGGCGTTGTTCCAGTGGATGGTCATGTCGCCATCGACCGGTGGCTGGACCATGCCGGGGCGAACCTCACCGGCCACCTGAACGGTCTTGCTGGCATCGAAAATGGGCTGCATGAAATAGCCCTGGTGGAAGGCCGTGGACGACTCGCTGCTGTTCAAGGATCGGTCGGCGATTTTCTGGATGGCGAGCAGGCGCACGCGGCGGGTCACGTAATCGATCACGCGCAGGTTTTCGAACACCTGGAAGTCGCCGCCTTCGGCATCGAGCGTCATGTGGTCGGCCCAAAAGATGCCGTCGCGGCCGGTATACCACTGCGGTACCGAAAAGCGTTTCAAGGCCAGCGCTTCGAGGTGGGCCATGGTCAGCGCAGCGCCGTCTTTATCGACCGGGGCATCGCCCAAGCCTTCAACGGATCCGGTGCGCACGCGCATTGGCGAATCGGCCAGGCTGACGCTGTCGTTGCACAGCCGGCCAATGACGACGCCCAGGTTGTTGCCGTGCAGTTGCGGTACCAGGCAGACGCGGTTGGCGACCTTGTCGACCTGCAGCGCTGCGGTGGCGGTCTGGTATTCAGCCCAGCTTTGGGTTTCTGCATCGATGCCCGGTACCGCCACGTGAAAGCTGATCAGCTTTGCCCAGACTTGCTTGGCGCTGATGGCAGCGGCCTGCAGCTCATCGATTAAACCGGCGTCGATGATCGGCGTGGTTAAGGCGACCAGCTCGACGTTCAGATCGTTCGGTGCATCCATTGCGAGTTCCAGTGCCTGCTCCCAGGTAAGGTTGCCCAGGGCAATGGCCCAGGCCGTGAAATTGGAACCGGCATTCAAGCGGGCCGCATCGATGTTGGTTTTCAACTCGCTGTCGTCGTTGCCGAGCACGGCATCCAGATCGCTCTGAGCACTCAGGGCCAGCACAGCATCGGTTTGAGCGCCGGTGGCGGCCTGGCCGATGAACAGCACGCGCCGTTCAACGTCATCGATGCCGCCTGAAAAGTTGTTTTCTTGGGTAATGGTGACTGTGCCAGTGGCCATGTCGTTGCTGCTCCTAATGGCGCTTGCGCGCTGATCGGGTCAAGGTGGTGATGAGGTGGTCAGCCCAGTGCTTTATGTCGCCACGGGTCAGGCCAAAAAACGGTCGTGCGGGTGTCTCGATTTCCCAGCTCTGCTTCGGTGGCGCGTCGCGCATTGAGCGCAGCACCACGCCAGCCTGGCCCAGGCTCATGTGCTCGGTGATCCACTTCATGCTGACGCGACCACCGCGTGGGTGCCGGTAGCCTTCTTTGATCAGAGCGCGTGCCTGGGTGCGGGTGGCCGGGGCGTCGTAGTCCGGTGTGCCAGCTCGACGTGCCGCCTTGGCGGCGGTCATGCGTTCGGTCTGGCCTTCCTGGTGAGCGCGAGCCACCTGGCCAGCGCGGGTATTGGTCCAGCTGACTTTTACCTGGTTAGGGCCAGACCAGGCTTTGACGCCACGCATCATCCGGCGCAGCACCTTGGCCTTACCGTTTTTGCGGGGCGTCATCGGTCTGCCATCGAGCGTGCGTTGGGCGCGGATGTTGGCTCGGCCGGTCTTGATCACTTCCTGGCCCAGCTGCTTGTGAAAGCGCTTGCGCTTGGCGGGTGTCAGCGCCAATGCCTGCAGCTGTTTGCGGGCGGGCAGTAAGCCTTCGAGATCAACCGTTAACATGCACGCCTCCCAGCTGATCGGCGATGGCCAGGCTGCCTTCGCCAAAGCCCCATTTTTTGCCGTTGAATTCGATCGGGCTGTGTTGCACTTCCACCAGGTGTACCGGGTCGCGCACGTCGACGGTGATTTCAACGTCAGCGGTGCGTTCGTCGTTCGGGTGTACTTCGATGTCCGGTGGGTTCAGGCCGCCTTCGCGGTCCAGGGTGCCGACAAACTGGTGCACCAACAGAGCCAACAGACTGGCGTGTTGGCGGGGCAGTTGATCGACGGCCAACACCAGGCGGTATTCCAGATCGAGCGCGTGGAAACCGCGTTCGTCGGTCTTGTTGCTGCCCGGTACCAAGCGGCCTTGTTCCAGCCACAGTTCGCGCTGTGGATGCTGAATACTCAGCAACGGCAAGTTGTCATCGATGACGCTTTGCAAGGCGTTCAGGCTGTTCATATCAGCACCGTCCGCAGGTTGCTGGAACCGAACAGAGCGGCGATGGCCGCGCTGGCTTCCGCGTCGAAATGGTTGACCAGCTCAACACCGGTTTTGGCTTCGCTCTCGGCGTTGGGTTTGCGGCCGATGCTGATCTGGTCGCGCACCAGGCGCGCTTTGGCGCGGTTGTAAACGGCCTGCCGGTACCAGAACACCAGGGCGGATTCATCACCCAGGGTGTCGGCTTCCACTTCGGCCAATTTGGCGGCATTGGGGTGCCGAACGCGCAGCGAATCGACGTCCTGGTTCACCTGGCCGATGGCCTGCAGCAAGGCGGCTTTAACAATGGCGTTCGGCAGTTCCGAAGGCACACCCATGGTGTCCGCAAAGGCGGCTACCGACAGCGACGGAAACCAGCCATTGGCGATGGTTTCATCACTACGTTGAGTGTTCGGATCCGGCTGAAAGCCGATGTTCTGCGTCATGCCTTGCTCCAGTTTCAATTCCAATCAAAAGAAAGGGCGCTGACCGTCGCTAACCCGGATGGCCTCGCCATTGAGATCACGACGGGGCGCCCTTCTGACGGTGGGGTCAGTCGGTTTTTGGCTGCTGGGCAGCCAGGTGTTTTTGCGCTTCGGCCAGCTTGGTTTTCACCTGGGCCTTCGTGCCGTTAGCGGTGGCTTCCAGTGCCTCGGCGCGTTGGAACTGCAGCACGGCTTCCTGGTAATCCTTGGCATCGAAAGCAATCAGGCCGCGTTGTTTTGCGTATTTCAGTTTGACCACATCCGGTACCGGCCAGCTGTGCAGGGCGGTTTCGACGCTGGTGAAATAAGGCTCGATGCCGTGATCGGCTTTCAGTTCGGCTTCGGCCCAAGCCAGTACGCTGTCGGCGACGAAGGTGGCCAGGTTGCGGTTGAATTGGTCGGGCATCACTTGCGCCTGCTCGATGGCGGTGAACGCCAATGGCAGTGCCTGGTCGATGCGGCCCGCGTCGAACAGCCAGATCACCACCTGAACCAGTACCGGGTTTGCATACACCGAACCGCCGTCTAAATAAGCCTGAACGTGGCTCAGGTATTTCTGACCCAGCTCGCCTTTACGGGCGACCTTGTCCGCGCCCGAGGGCAGGTTGGCCAGGGCGGTGACGTCCTGCTGCAAGCTGCCCTTGAGTACTTCGAACTCGCCGTAATTGGTCGGGTCTGGCTGTGGTTTGGCAGGGGCATTGCTCGCCAGCTGGCGTTGCTGAGCGGCAATGGCCTGCTGGCGTTCCGCCTCGGCTTTGTGGCGCTGGAATGGGGTGGTCATGACGTTCTCCGAAATCAAAGGGGCGGGCCGAAGCCCACCGGGTTAGGCCGCTTCGTGGCGAATCTTCACGTTCTCGGCCTTGGCCGCGACCATGGCTTTCACGTCGCCAATGGCGTAGGCGTCGTTGCTGCTGATGAAGTCGACCACGCGGTTGCGCTGTGGCTGTTCGTCGGTGTGCCGACGGGTGGCCGATTCCTGGTAATAGAGGTGCAGGTTGTTCAGGTCGGTGACCACCACACCGGTGTCGGGGAAGCGTGGCACCTGAATGGCCGGCAGGCCGCCGTAACTCTTCGACAGCTCGATGATGCCCACCGACTTTTCAGTCGGGGTGGTGGCGTGGTCGGAAATGATGCGATTCATATCATCGGAGACCAGCGACTGGCCGACGATCACCACTTCTGAGCCACTGCGGCGCTCCACCGGAATGCCGGAATAGAGGTCGTACACAAAGGCATCCAGGTTGGCGTAGTCGTTACCGTCGGCCTTGCCGATGGTGATTTCGCCTTCGGTTTTACCGCTTGTCATAAAGTGGCCAGGGTTCTGCGTTTCCAAAATTTTCAGCCAGCCGATGTTCACGTCCTGGCCCAACGGGTTAGCGTCGGCATCGGTTTCAGCGGCGGCGCTTTGGCCGTGGAAACCGACGGTCATGCGGTCGAGCGCAATCGACTGATACACCTGGCGCATGTAGCGGGCAGCAAAGTCGCGGTAACGCGCCCAGACATCGAGAATGTTGTAAGGAATGCCGACATCGAATTCGGTCAGCTTGGTGGCCCACTCGGAACCATCCGGGCCGCCCAGCATTTTTGGCTGACGATCTTTGTTGCTGACGTTGGTGCGCTTCGCTAGCAGGCCGGAAATGCCCATCTCCAACGCCTGACCAGCGCTGTCGGTGACGCCGGTCATGGTGATGCGGCTTAAAAAGGCGCTCGATTCCTGAATAGCATCGTTGAGCGCCGTCTCGATGGGGATCTGCACGCTGAATTTTTTGGTCGGGTCGGCGACGCCGTAGCTGCTGGCCATGGCGGCCAGTAAGAGGGCGTATTTTTCGCGGGTGATGTTTTTCATCTAAAGGTTTCCCTGGGTTTGGACCATTCCGTGATGGGCCAGGTGTTAAACGAAAGCGGGTTCGGATTCGCTGCCGGTTTGCGGCGGAACGGGGGTGGTCACCTTGCCTTCCAAGGCTTGAGTCAGCTGGGCGCTCAGTTGCTCGACCTGGGTGGTCAACTGCTCGACGGACGCCTGGCTGGCATAGGTTTCGCCACTGGTGTCGTCGCCTTCAGGCGCTGGCGGTTCGGTCGTCTCGGTGCTGGGCATCGTGGCTTTGGCCAGGGCGTCGGCAATGGTCGTATTGAGGGTGGCGAAGTGCTGGCTTTGGGCGTCCAGCAGTTGTTTCAGTTGTTTATCATTCATGTGTTCATCCTGTGCTGGCTCGGGGCTGTGAGCCTCTTTGCGGAACAGTTGGGTCAGGGTGGAGAGCAGGGCTTTCATACCCGCTTCGGCTTCGATGTCAGCGGGCGCGTCGAGATTCAGCTCCAGCGGTTCGCTGTAGCAGTGGTTGGTTTCTTGTGCACTGAGTTCGATCAGGGTGGTGCCCAGGCTGGCGGGTGAATCGGTGAGCGCCAAGCCAAACAAATAGGCCTCGCCGGTGTCGGCAAACTTGATTTTAATTTCGGCGCTGGTGAACAGTTTTTGGCCGCTCTTGTTCAGCTCGATCATGCGCGGGTTGGGGGCCAGTTGTGCTTCCAACGTGGTTTTGCCGCTTTTGCTTCGGCCCAACCGAACCGCCTGCACCGTTCCAAAATTTCCAAAGTTGCGGATGTGCTCAAAATTGATGACGGCGGTGTACAGGTCCGGGTCGTAGTTTTTGGCGACCTGCTGCAGCCATTCCTCTTTAATTTCGCGTCCATCGAGAGTTGCACCGGCGGTGGCGATGGTGACGAAGTGAGTCAGCAGTTTTGGCATCGAATTGGTCTCATGGGTGTCGTCGTTCGTTGATGAGCGCACCTTAATCGCCGCGCCAACGCCGTCGCCAGGCGTTTTTGTTGTGGTTTTTTGTGGATTGCGATTTCACAAATGCCCACAACAAGAACCCGGATCCGAAGCCCCAACTCGCCGGTAAACTCCCGGCCATGAAATACACCGACGCCACCATTCACCTGGCCCGCAACCTCTATTTGCGCCGCGCCAAGGTTGCCGACATCGAACGCGAAACCCGTGTGCCACGGCGCACGCTCTATGCCTGGATCGATCGTTTCGGTTGGGATGCGTTGGTGAAGGAAGATTCGGTGTTGGAGGCCATCAACAAACGGCTGTTGCTGTTGTTGGAAAAGGCCGAACCAACAGACGCCGATCTCAACGCTATCGACCGGTTGATGACCACCCGGCGTAAAGAGATAGAGCGCACTCAGCCTGCCACCGAAGCACCGGTGGCCATGCTGAACCAGGCCACCAGCCAGGTGATGGAAAACCAGGCGCAAGATCCGCAGCGCATCGCCGAGGGCAAACGCCAGGCGCGCAAAGGCAAACGCGGCAAGAACGATTTCACCGGCATCACGGCTGAGGTGGTGGAGTCGAAATTCAGGGAAGGGTTGTTCAGTTACCAGTTGAACGAATGGGCGGTGCGCCATAAGCGCCGACGCTTTTACCTGAAAAGCCGCCAGATCGGCTGGACCTTCTATTGCGCCCGCGAAGCCTTTGCCGATGCCTTGATGACCGGCCAGAACCAGGTGTTTCTATCGGCCAGTAAAGCCCAGGCGCTGCTGTTCAAAACCTACATTCAGAGCTTCGCGCTAGAATGGTTTGGAGTGGAGCTGAAAGGCGGTGAAAAAATCACCCTGCGCACCGACGCTGGTGACGCCACGCTGTTTTTCTTATCGACCAACTCCAATACCGCCCAGGGACCGAGTGGCCATGTCTACCTGGATGAGTGTTTCTGGATCCGCGATTTCCAGAAGCTGGAAAAACTCGCCGGCGCCATCGCCTCACATAAGCATTACCGCAAAACCTATTTCAGTACGCCCAGCACCAAAAGCCACGACGCCTATGTGCTGTGGAGCGGTGAGCAGTACCGGAAGATTCAGGAAAAACGCCCCGAACTCACGCCCTTTAAAGAGCCAACGCGCAAGCAGCTGCGCAAAGGCTGGACCGGCGTTGACGATATGTACCGCAAGGTCATCACCTTGCACGATGCCATGGACGGCGGTTGCGATCTGTTCGACCTCGACCAGCTGCAGCGTGAAAACGATCCGGACACCTTCGCCCAGCTCTACGGCTGCGAGTTCATCGACGACACCAATTCCGCCTTTAACCTGAACGACCTGCTGGCCTGCGCTGTCAGCGATGCCCGCTGGCCCGATTTTAACCCCGAGGCTGTACGTCCCTTTGGCAATCGCGCCGTTTGGGTGGGGTACGATCCAAGCCGTTCACGCGACAGCGCGGTGGTGGTCGTGCTGGCACCACCTACGAACCCTGGCGGCAAATTCCGGCTGCTCGAAAAGCATGTGATGCACAACCAAAACTGGGTCTACCAGGCCGAGCTGATCCGCCGCATTACCGAACGCTACACCGTGCAGCACATTGGCATCGATACCACCGGGCCGGGTAACGGCGTGTTTGAACGGGTGCTGGAGTTCTACCCGGCTGCGATGAACCTGCACTACACCCAGGATGTGAAAACCCGCCTGGTGCTCAAGGGCCAGGAGGTGATCACCGGGCAACGCATCGAGTGGGCCGACAGCCACGCCGACATTCCGCTGGCCTTTATGGCCATTCAACGCGCCAGTACCGGCAACGGCATCACCTACGTTGCCAAACGCGACAACAACATCGGCCATGCCGATGCCGCCTGGGCGATCATGCACGCGCTGATTGCTGAAGGTTTGAATTCACACCGCGCACCCACGTCTTCCTATGTTTTAGCTGAGGCCGCTTAATGAGCGAATCCACCGCATTGTCTGCCGTTTCATCACAACCCTCGATGGCCCTGTCTTTCGGTGAACCGGAACTGGTCACCCACAACCCGCTGCTCGGCTTGGGTGTGTACTTTAACGACTTTGGTGGCTACTACATGCCACCGATCGAGATGAGCGGGCTCGATACGCTGACACGGGCCAACAGCACGCACCGCCGTTGCATCAATTTCAAAGTGAACCAGATGGCAATCGTGTTTCAGGAAACCGGGCTGATGGGCCTGCGCGATTTTCGCCGTTCCGCACGCGACCTCGACACCTTCGGCAACACCTATCTGCAGCAGGTCACCAATGGGCTGGGGCGGGTAGTGGGGTTGCGTCATTTGCCAGCGCTCAACATGCGCAAAGGCAAAGACGACCGCTTTGTGATGCTCCGGCCGGGCGAAGAACCGCTGAAGTTTGCCGCCGGTGAAGTGCTGCATGCGTTCCACTACGACACTGGCCAGTCGGTCTATGGCTTGCCCGAGTGGATTGCCGCCATCAACGATGTGTTTTTGAATACCGAGGCGACGCTGTTTCGCCGCCGCTATTACAAAAACGGCAGCCACCTGGGTTACATCCTCTACACCACAGACCCGAACTTGAGCGAGCCACAGCGCAAGGAAATTGAAGAGGCGGTGCGCAACGGCAAAGGCGTGGGTAATTTCCGCTCGATGTACGTGAATATTCCCAACGGTAACGATAAAGCGGTGCAGATCATTCCGGTCGGTGACATCAGCCAAAAAGACGAATTCGAGCGGGTTAAAAACATCAGTGCTGACGACATCATCGTCGCCCACGGTGTGCCACCGGTGTTGGCTGGCATGAAGCCCGACAACGCCGGTGGCTTTGGCGATATTGAAAAATCCGAAGGGTTTTACCGGCGCAATGAAGTGAGTTCGTTAGTGCAGCCATACCTGGAATTAAACGCACAGCTTGAGCGGTTCAAATTCGAGTTTGATTTCGACAAACCCAACGGTGGCGGGGATTAAAGAGTGTATAATTCTCACTCAACTCAGACGGTCATTCACCACAGGAACCGGCGCATGGCGAAGCTTTATTGCCCCCACTGCCTGGAACGCAATCAACGATCGGTCTTGCACGTTCGCAGCTCCCGCCAGGTGACTGCAGGCGTGCGCGAACTCTATGCCGATTGCGATAACGAGGGATGTTTGGCACGGGTGGTGTTAACGGTTGCCCATAAGCACGATTTGCAGCCGCCGATCGGGGTAAACAGTGAGATGGCGTTGGCCTATTTGCAGCGTTTACCCAAGGCCGAACGCACCAGCATCCTGAATAAACTGGCGGCCATTCAGGCCGCCTAGTCGGTTTGGGTCGTTATTCAGCATCCAGTGCTGGTTTTTTCTTTCTCATTTGTTCTTTGATCAATTCCAGGTAACGGATCAGCGCCAGCTTATCCGCATCACTTAACACAATATCCCCTTGTTGGCTGAGTAGGTTGATCAGTAGATCGATCAGCGCGGAACTGTCGTCATTCAAAAAAAGTACTCCCTTAAAATCTGTTCAATAAAAACAATCCGGGTTCTGAAATAACGTCCGTGGTTTTTCAGATACTGTACGGATTTTTCGATTTACTCAAAAGAACCAAATATCAATAAAATGCCATTAATTTGCCGGTAAATGCTTCGAAATAGGCTATATTGCCCGCTTTTTATTGTTGGTATTAGAAAAACACTTTTGACTGACTAAACTCTAACCGGTTGTCGTAATTTCCACCGTTTGAAGGAAGCGCGAATTTTCTGATAAATCGCGAAAGCGTTTGAATTGGCATCCAATTCCGAGCGGCTGTTTATTTGGCAGGCGCGATATAAATAATCGCGGGCATCGGTTTCGGTGTGTGTACCGTCGGGAATATCGAGTTGATAGCGGTAGGCTGTGCGCCGATCCAGCCACAACCCAAAGGCCGGATCTTTGCACAGCAGGGCAGCAGACTGACTAGGCTTCACGTTCAACTTCAGGCGCTGTCATGGCGCTGCGAATCTCTTTGGCCAGGTCGCGCATGGCGATTTCGGCGCCATCGGCCTTCCATTGTTGATAAACCCTATTGCTGCGTTCGTTGAATTGGCGTTCGCGGGCGTATTGGTCAGCCAGTTCCTGTACTCGGACAAAAATAGTTATCGCATCCATTGGTGGCGCTCCTGTTGTTCGCGGGCGGTTTGGCAGGGCACACAGGTGGTTGCCCAGGGCAGTTGTTTGCGGCGGGCGGTCGGTATGCTGTCGCCACAGTCTTCGCAGTGGGTTTGATGGCTGGCTGGGCGTTGGGTAGTTAGGGCGCGGATCCGCGCTTCGGTGGTTTCCAGTACCAGGTCGTTGGCGATGTCGGCGGCGTCGCTCATAGGGTTCCCTCAGTTTGGTTGGCGTAGTGAAAGCCTTTGCCGTCGGCGATCAGAAATCCTTCCTCAATCAGCTCGTCGAAGGCTTGGCGGGTGTGGCTGTAGTTGGTGGTGTTGAGCGTTCGCATGGCAGCACGAATACCGAGCTGACTTCCCAGCACGCCCTGGCGAATAGCCTGTTTCATCTGTTCGATGGGGTGTTCACTGGGCCGTTGGTCGGCTGTTGCAACGCTCTGTTTGGGTGTTGGTCTGGAGGGAGCCTTGGGTGTTTTAACGCTGGGTAATACCTTCGCGGGGCTGCCTAACAGGGCAAACACCAACACTGGGCACAGGTCGATTAGGGTGGCCAGCAAACCCCACAACACCCAGCGCGCCTGGCCTGCCGCCAATGCCAGGGCGCTGGCGCTGTTGGAGGCGGGAGTGTTTAGCGTGCTCAGTTCAGCCACTAAAGCGAGCCGCTGTTGGTTCAGCTGTTGGGCCTGGTCGAGCAGTTGCCCGGCGTACCAGGTGTTGCCTTTAGCGCGGGCCGTTTCTGCGGTGTTGGTCAGTTCCTGTTGCTGTTCGGTGATGCCGTTAATGGCCTGTTGGCGCAGTTGGTAGGCGTCGCTGCGTTGGGTGTTGGCGGTTTGGTCGGTGGTGTAGCGGCTTTCCAGAAAGCCGGTACTGCCGGCAATGCTCACGACCAACAACACGGTGGTGATCAACGCAACCGCAAAACCGGCCAAGCGGCGGCGCTGGCGGAACAACGCACCCGAGAGCGCGGCGAACAGGTATTGGCTGGCCACCAGTGCGGTGCCGGTCGCCACGGCGATGGCAGTATCAAGCGGCTGTTCGGTATGGCTGGTCAGTAGCAGAATTTCGCAGGCAATTGAGACGGCGGCAAGCGTTAGCGCGGCGCACCAAAGGGCCATTCGAAAGGGCAGCGTGAGCGGTTGAGCCATGGTTATGCCCTCTGGCCTTGAGTAAACAGTTCCGGTTGATTCTCGGCTGTCCAGGGTGGGGCTTCGTGTTCGGTCAACGGTTCGATCAGCCGGGCGATCTGCAAGCCTCGCGGTGCCAGGAACACCTGGCGGGTGCGGCTGTCCGCGCCTTTGAAAATGGCCAGCAGGTGATGGCCCGGTCGGCCTCGCTGGCCGTCGCAAAGTGTGCGGCACTCGAACTGGACGGTGGCCAGGCGAATGTCGAGGTTCAGCGCCAGTTCGGTCATGGTCTGGCCTTGCTGCTCATACACGGCGGCGATGATGCGCAGTTGCACCAGGTTCAGCCGGGGCCAGGCCATGGCGAGGCGGTCGAGATTGTGAATCATGGGGGTGTCCTTCTGTGGGTTCCTTAATGCATCGCTTACGGGCGGGCGTCTTCGGTGCCTTCTTTTTTCTGGCTGCTGAACGTCCAGCAGTAGAGCGTTCGGTTTTCCAACTGCGAGTTGACCGGCTTCTTGCCCTGGAAGGCATAGCGCTGTGACGTGGCTAATAGGCGTTTCAGCAAGGTGTAATCCAACTGACGGCCCAGGTTGCGTTGGTTACATTTGCGCTCGAAGTCGACCAGGTTGATGGCGATCTGCTGACTGTTCTTCGAATGGTTAAAGGTGGGCGGTGCGAATTGGTCGCTGGTGAGGTTTTCGGCCTCGTAGATGTCCCAGAACTGTTCGACCATGGGGTGGTCTTTTTTCAGCCGGTCTTGCCGGTCCTGGGCGCGCTTCACCAGGTGGTCTTTCAGCTTGGCCAGGTGGTCGGCGGTCAGTTGTGCGCCCAGGACCATGGGCAGCACTCGCGCCCAGGCCAGCACTTGGCTGTGGTTGTGCACGATCCGGTTTTGCACACCCGGCAGAGCTTGGTTCATGTCTGCCCGGCAGCTGGCGTATTCGCGCAGGTAGGCATCAAACAGGACTTTTTCCTGGCTCAGCACCTGGTGCAGGAAACCGCACAGCTCTTGAGTGTCGCGCTGCGTCAACCGGCTAACCGCTGCGCTAGAAGCATCGGTGAAGTGGCTGCGGTCGGCGTGCAGGTGAACCAGACGCGACAGCAACGCATCGCTGCCATCGACGGTGGCGTTCTGTGAAATAACAATGCCACCTCGAAACGGCAGCTCTTCCGTGTCGGCGCCGCGTTTGGCAACACCCAACGACCGGTACCCGCGACCGTTAAAGGTGGTTTTCAGTTCATCCAGTTCGAATTTGCCTTTGCGTGCACCACGCTCGTCGGCGTCCCGGTCGCCTTCAATCAAGACGACCGGCAAGTTCGATACCTGCACAAAGCTGCGCGCACGGCCTGGGTTGGTGGCTTTGTTGGGGTCGAAACCTTCGTGGTGATCCCGACCCACCAGTTTCCAGCAGAACTCCAGCACGGTGGATTTGCCGGCGCCTTGTTCACCGGTGAATTCCAGCAGCGGCCAGGATTCCTGCGCCTGGCGGATCTGCTCAGCGAACAGGGTGCCAAACCACCAGGCAAGCACCGCCAGGCCGTTGGTGTGAAAGCTGGTCAAATAGTCTGTCACCCAGCTGCGGTCGAATTGTTCTGTTTGCTGCAGTTGCAGCGACCGCAGACTGGTTTTCACCTGGTGTTTGCCGCTGTCGATGTAGCCGTCGGCGTTCACCGGTATGCGGTGGCCGTGACGGTAGGCGACTTCTTGGAAAATGTAGGTTTGCGTCTGGCGGTCGTAGCCAACAAAGGGCACCGAGCGCACCAGCTTGGTTTTACGCTTGAACCATTGGTCGCGAAAGTATTTCAGGTCGCGCGGTTTGCCATCGAACAGGCCCGCCGTGGTGGCGTTCATCAGCGTTTGCGCAAAGGTGGCGGGTGAGGTGAGGGCGCCGCCGTCCATGCCGACCAGGTGTTGGTCGTTGCCATTGTTGAAGGCAACCTGGAACCAGTACGTCTGGTCGCCAAAGAGTTCGTCGCGCTCGATGTAGCGGAAGTCGGCCACACAGTTGCTGATGCGTTCAAACGACATTGAGGCCAGCACCGCGTTCATGCGTTCCGGGTGGGGCGTTGGGTCGGCCCAGCAGTGGTCGAAGTCGAGTTCGTGGATGCAGTTGTCGCGAGCGCGTTTGTCATCGAGCGTGGCACGCCACCAGGCGCGGTCGTGTTCGTAGCGGTGGCTGCGCGTCATCGGTGACTGGCAAAACATCCAGAAGGCTTTTTCACGCGCTGTGGCAGCGCTGAGCAGCTGGCCACGCAGTAAGGCGGCATCGAGTGTTTTATCGGTCAACTCGCCCAGGCGGTGCAGGTCGTCCCAGTCTTTACCCGCCGGGGGCATGGCCACCAGGTAGTCTTCGCCCAGGTCGTCCAGCTGCTCGCGGTATTTGCGCGTGAAGTTGATGCCGGCGTTGTCGTTGTCATACGCCAGCACCCAAATAATGCCCTGGCCCTGGTGGGCTTTGATGACCTCGATGGGCAGGTTGTTGGCGCTGATGGCGGCGATGGTCTTGATGCGGTGCTCGCTGGCCATTTCGGTGAAGGCGATGCTCTTAAAAATGCCTTCGGTTATCAGCACCCAGTCGCCTTCGTTCAGTTCCTGCCCCTGTGGCTGCCAGCCGTGGCCGCTGAACGTCTGCTGGTTTTTCTTGATGCGGGTTTTACCGCCGCCCAGGCGCTGGATGTCTTGGTTATCAATAATGCGGTGCCAGTAGCCGTCCATGAGCGGAAAGCGGACGGTTTGCACGTACCCGGTGATTTTCCGTTCGCTGTTGAAGACAGGCCATTGGCCCTGGGTGTATTGCCCGGCCAGCTTGCCGACATCGAAACCCCGGCCAACTTCCAGATAGGCGCGGGCGGCTTTGTTGGGGTCGTCTTCGGTAGCGGCGTAACGCTCGGTGAAGTTGGTGAACAGGTCGGGGAATAGCGATCGCACGCTGGTGCGTTCGCCGCATTCATTTTCACGCGGGCAGATCACCACCCAGGGGTTTTCAACCGGGCAATAGGCTTCGCGCTTGCCGCACTCCGGGCACAGGCCGCGGCGGAAAAAAGAACCGTTGCGTTCTTTAAAGTCGAGGCGGCTGTCATTGGCCAGCGCTTCGAGTACCTGGTCTTTCAGATCATCCATGGTGGTCCAC